GAACGGCTGGATGTCGGCAAATGACATCAGAGAGCTTGAAAACCTCGACCGCATATCATCAGAGGAAGGTCGAGATTTGTACATCATAAACGACAATATGTTACCCCTTAAAAATGCTGGTGCATTTGCTGAAACTAATAACAAGGAGGAAAACAACGAAGATGAAGAAGTTCTGGAAGTGGAAGAATCAGACGAAAACCAGTCCGACCGAGAGAGTTCTGACTCTCAACGGCACAATCGCCGAGGAAAGCTGGTTTGACGATGACGTCACGCCCCAGCTTTTCAAAGAGGAGCTGATGGCCGGGGACGGGAACATCACCGTCTGGATCAATTCTCCCGGCGGCGACTGCGTGGCGGCGGCTCAAATCTACAATATGCTGATGGACTATCCCCACGATGTGACCGTGAAGATCGATGGCATCGCGGCGTCCGCCGCATCCGTCATCGCCATGGCGGGCACCAGGGTCCTCATGTCCCCGGTGTCCATGCTCATGATCCACAACCCCATGACTGTTGCCATGGGCGACACCGGCGAGATGCAGAAGGCCATCGAGATGCTCTCCAGCGTCAAGGACTCCATCATCAACGCCTACGAGATCAAGACCGGCCTGTCCCGCGCCAAGCTGTCCCACCTCATGGACGCAGAAACCTGGATGGACGCCGGAAAGGCGGTGGAGTTGGGCTTCGCCGATGAGGTGATGAAGCGCTCCGCCGAAATCGAGGACATGGAACCCCCGGCGGTCACCATGCTGTACTCCAAAGCGGCGGTGGTCAATTCCCTCATGGACAAGATCGCCGAGAAATGCAAAACCAACCGACCCGCCCTCAAGGCGGAACCCAAAGGCCGCTCCGTAGACGATCTCTATGAGCGGCTCAATCTTTTGAAACATTAAAGGAGGAAAACTACCATGACTATTTTGGAACTGCGTGAGAAGCGCGCCAAGGCCTGGGACGCTGCCAAGGCTTTCCTGGACTCCCACCGTACCGACAAGGGCACCCTGTCAGCCGAGGATGACGCCACCTACTCCCGCATGGAGCAGGATATCTCCGACCTGGGCAAGGAGATCGCCCGGATGGAGCGCCGCGAAGCTCTGGACGCCGAGCTGAACAAGCCGGTCAGCCTGCCCATCACCGGAAAGCCCGCTGGCGAGCAGCAGGTTGAGAAAAAGGGCCGCGCTTCCGATGAGTACAAGCGGAACTTCTGGAACGCCATGCGTCTGCAGGGCAACCCCTACGAGATCCGCAACGCCCTGCAGGAAGGCACCGACAGCGAGGGCGGTTATCTGGTGCCGGACGAGTACGAGCGCACCCTGGTGCAGGCTTTGGAGGAAGAAAACGTGTTCCGCCGCCTGGCCAAGGTCATCCAGACCTCCAGCGGTGACCGCAAGATCCCCATTGTGACCAGCCACGGCTCCGCTGCCTGGTTGGATGAGGAGGACGCCCTCACCGAGAGCGATGAGGTGTTCGGCCAGACCTCTCTGTCCGCCTACAAGCTGGGTACCTTCCTGAAGGTGTCCGATGAGCTGCTCAACGACAGTGTGTTCGACCTGCCTTCGTATATCTCCACCGAGTTTGCCCGCCGCATCGGCGCCAAGGAGGAGGAAGCCTTCTTCGTGGGCGATGGCAGCGGCAAGCCCACCGGCATCTTTGCGGCCACCGGCGGCGCCCAGACCGGCGTTACCGCCGCCAGCTCCACCGCCATTACCGCTGATGAACTGATCGACCTGTTCTATTCTCTGAAGTCCCCCTACCGCAGAAAGGCGGTCTGGGTAATGAACGACTCCACGGTCAAGGCCATCCGCAAGCTGAAGGACAACCAGGGTCAGTACCTGTGGCAGCCTTCCCTCACGGCTGGGACTCCCGATACCATCCTGAACCGTCCGGTCTACACCTCTTCCTATGTACCCGCTATCGCCGCCGGCGCCAAGACCATCGCTTTCGGCGATTTCAGCTACTACTGGATCGCCGACCGTCAGGGCCGCTCTTTCAAGCGTCTGAACGAGCTGTTCGCCACCACCGGCCAGGTGGGCTTCATGGCTACCCAGCGCGTGGATGGTAAGCTGATCCTGTCGGAAGCCATCAAGGTGCTGGCGCAGAAGGCGTCTGCTTAAGGAAAAGGCGGTGGTGATGATGGACGAGCTTTTGCAGAAGGTCAAGGAAAACCTCATTCTGGAGCATGACGCCGATGACAAGCTGCTGGAACGCTTCATCACCGCCGCCATCTCCTATGCGGAGAGCTACCAGCACATTGCGGCGGGCTACTACCAGGAGCACCCCATGCCGCCCACCACTGAACAAGCCGTCATCATGCTGTCATCCCACTTCTACGAGTCCAGGGATGGCAGCACGGGCGGCTTTTTCGCAGATAACGTGCAGGCCGGTCAACAGGTGTGGAGTACCGTGAATCTGCTTCTCCGGCTTGACCGGGAATGGAAGGTGTGAGTATGTCCTTTGGAAAGATGAACACCTTTATTGACCTGGTGAAAAAAGAAGTCTCCGTGGATGCGGAGGGCTTCAAATCGGAAAAGGAGGTCACCCTGGCCTCCGTCCGGGCATACCGGGAAGGAAGGCACGGGAGCAAGAGATGGGCAAACATGGCGGCTTTTTCGGAAGCCACCGACCGTTTCCGCTTCCGTGTCATCCCCGGTGTATCCGTCACCACTGACCTGGCGCTCCTCTGCGATGGAGACCGCTTCGAGATCACCTCGGTGGAGGATGTGAAGGGGCGGAGGATGTATCTGGAGGTCATGGCAAAGGTGGTGAAGCCCGGTGGCTAAGGTGAAAGTGGAAATGCCGGAGGAATTCCTCCGCAAGCTGTCCCTTTTAGGCAGCAAAACAGACGAGATCGCCGGGCGTGTCCTGGAAGCCGGCGGCGAGGTCGTTCTGGCAAAGGTGCGCAGCAACCTCTCCTCCGTTATTGGAAGCGGGACGAAATATGACTCCCGCTCCACCGGTGAGCTGGAACGCTCCCTGGGTCTAACCTCGCCGTTGGTGGACAGGGACGGAAACCACAACATCAAGGTCGGCTTTGCCGAGCCGCGTTCCGATGGCGGCAGCAACGCCATGCTGGCCAACATCATCGAATACGGCAAGAGCGGCCAGCCGGCGAAACCCTTTCTCAAACCTGCCCAGACCTCGTCCCGGAAGGCCTGTACCAGCGCCATGATCCGCAAACTGGAAGAGGAGGTGGAGAAGCTGTGAGTCTGCTATCTGAACTGAAAACGGTGGCGGATGCCTGTTCGATCCCGGTGGAGACCGGCGTCTTTTCCGGCGTACCGCCCGACCTTTACCTGGTCATCACGCCCATGGCGGACACCTTTGAACTTCACGCCGACAATTCCCCAGGGTACGACACCCAGGAGGCGCGGCTGTCCCTGTTCGTGAAGGGCAGCTATACCGCCATCAAAGATACGCTTGTCCGCGCTCTGCTGGGTGCGGATTTTTGCATTACCGACCGCCGGTATATCGCCCATGAGGATGATACCGGCTTTCACCATTACGCCATTGACGTGGCGAAACTATACCAACTATAAATTTTGAACGGCGCAGCGGCGCGGGCGGCAAGTTTGCGTAACCTGAATTGTTGGTGCGCGAATTGCCACCGGCGGCTCGCCGGTGAAATGGAGGAATGAGATATGGCTACGATCGGCTTGGACAAGCTGTACTACGCCAAAATCACCGAGGACGCTTCGGGCAATGAGACCTACGGCGACCCCCAGCCCCTGGCGAAAGCTATGACTGCCGAGCTTTCGGTGGAACTGGCGGAAGCTACGCTGTATGCGGACGATGGTGCCGCCGCTGTGGTCAAGGAGTTCCAGAGCGGCACCCTGACCCTGGGCGTGGATGACATCGGCGTTACCGTTGCCCAGGATTTGACCGGCGCCACCATTGACGGGAATAAGGTGCTGGTCTCCACCAGCGAGGATGGCGGCACCCCTGTGGCCGTGGGCTTTCGCGCCAAGAAGGCCAACGGGAAGTACCGCTACTTCTGGCTCTACCGGGTGAAGTTCGGCATCCCCGCCACCAACCTCACCACCAAGGGCGAGAGTATTGAATTTTCCACCCCTTCCATCGAAGGCACCGTGACCCGCCGCAACAAGGTGGACGGTCAGGGTAAGCACCCCTGGAAAGCGGAGGTCTCCGAGGACGATATCGGCGTGCTGCCCGCCACCATCTCCGGCTGGTACGAAGAGGTGTATGAGCCGGACTACAGCACTTTGGAAACCGCATAAGGAGGGCTGACCCATGAGCAAGGAGCGAAGCGCCGCCATCACCATTGGCGGTAAAGAGTATGAGCTGGTACTCACTACCCGCGCCACCAAGGAGATCGCAGGACGCTACGGCGGTTTGGAGAACCTGGGCGACAGGCTGATGAAGTCCGAGAATTTTGAAATGGCGCTTGATGAGATCATCTGGCTTATCACCCTGCTGGCCAATCAGAGCGTGCTGATCCACAACCTTCAGCACCCGGAGGACAAAAAGGAGCCGCTGACCCAGGACGCCGTGGAGCTGTTAACCTCTCCCTTCGAGCTGGCTGGGTACAAGGAAGCCATCATGGAAGCCATGTACAAGGGCACCAAGCGGAATATCGAAAGCGAGACGGACTCAAAAAACGTGGAAGTCGGGTAACAGACGCCGAGCTGTTTACCCGGCTTTTCTATTACGGCACCGCTCAGCTGGGCTTTACCCCGGAGCAAACCATGCTCCTGCCCTTTGGCCTGTTGCTGGATCTGTGGGAGTGCCACAAGCAGTTCCTCGGTCTGGCGAAGCCCAAGCGGGAGCTGTCCATTGACGATGTGATTCCCTACGGGATTTGAAGGAGGTGACCACGGATGGCGGATAACTTTGGCCTGAAAATCGGGCTGGAGGGCGAAAAGGAATTCAAGAAGGCGCTGGCGGACATCAACCAGTCCTTCAAAGTCCTCGGCTCTGAAATGAAGGTCGTTCAGTCCCAGTTTGACAAAAACGATGATTCCGTGGAAGCCCTCACCGCACGGAACCAGGTGCTGGGTAAGGAAATCGATGCCCAGAAGAAGAAAATCGAGACCCTGCGCAAGGCCCTGGAGAACGCTTCCACCTCTTTCGGGGAGAACGACCGGCGCACCCAGCAGTGGCAGATCCAGCTGAACAACGCCCAGGCCGCTCTGAACAACATGGAGCGGGAGCTTGACCAGAACCAGAGGGCCATCGACTCCATGGGCGATGAGATGCGGGATGCCGCCCAGCAGACGGACAAGTTCGGTGATGAGATCGATGACGCCGCTGACAAGACCGACAAGGCGTCCGGCAAGCTGGAGAAGGTCGGCTCCGTCCTCAAGGGGCTGGCGGTCACGGCAGGGGCCGCTGTTGCCGCCGCCGGCGCCGCCCTCGCCGGGCTGACCAAGAGCTTCCTCGACCTGGCGGAATCCACACGGGAATACCGGGAGGACCAGGCCAAGCTGGACGCGGCCTTCACCACCGCCGGCTTTACGGCGGAACAGGCTGGTGAAGCCTACACCGGTTTCTATGCCATCCTGGGCGAAGAAGACCGCAGCGTGGAGGCGGTCAACCACCTCGCCAAGCTCTGCTCCACCGAGGAAGAGCTGGCGCAGTGGACGGACATCGCCGCCGGCGTGTGGGCCACCTTCGGAGACAGCCTTCCCATCGAAGGTTTGACCGAAGCCGCCAATGAGACCGCCAAGACCGGCACCATCACCGGCCAGCTGGCGGACGCGCTGAACTGGGCCGGCGTCAATGAGGAAGCCTTCCAGTCGGCGCTGGATGGCTGCAGTTCCGAGCAGGAACGCGCCGCGCTCATCACCGATACCCTCAACGGCCTGTACCAGGAAGCGGCGGAAAACTACAAAACCCTCAACGGTGATGTGATGGAAGCCCAGCGCGCCCAGGCACTTCTTACCGATGCCTACGCCCAGCTGGGCGCTATCGCGGAACCCATCATGACCACGCTGAAGACCATGGCGGCGGATGTTCTTACTGCCATGATTCCCTTCGTGTCCCTCATGGGCGAGGGGCTGCAGGGCGTGCTGAACGGCACCGCCGGAGCCGCCGAGACTTTCGCCGAGGGCATCTCCGGTCTGGTGAGCGTACTCATGGAGAAGCTCTCCACCATTGTGCCGGTCATCGGGGAAGCCATCCTCGCCAGTCTTCCGGTACTGCTGGAAGCCGGGGTGAATATCATCGCAACCCTTGTCACGGGCATCGTGAATGCACTGCCCCAACTGGCCGCAGCCGCCCTGTCCATTGTTCTCCAGCTTGTTACCAGCCTGACCGAGCTGGCGCCACAGCTTTTACAGGCGGCAATGCAGGTGGTGGCGACCCTGGCTTCCGGCATCGCTTCCGCACTGCCTCAGCTGGTTCCCACCATTGTACAGATGGTGGTGCAGATCTGCCAGACCCTTATCGCCAACCTGCCCCTCATTCTGGACGCGGCTCTGCAGCTGGTCACGGGGCTGGCCCAGGGCATTCTCAACGCCCTGCCGGTGCTCATTGCGGCCCTGCCGGAGATCATCAACGGCATCGTGACCTTCCTGCTGGGCGCCATCCCCCAGATTATTGAAACCGGCATCCAGCTTCTGACATCGCTGGTGGCGGCTCTGCCGGACATCATCACCGCCATTGTCGCAGCCATCCCGCAAATCATCGAGGGGATCATCACAGCTGTTTTGAATTCCATCCCGCAAATCATTCAGGCGGGTATTGACCTGCTGGTGTCTCTCATCCAGGCTCTGCCCCAGATCATTACCACCATCGTGGCGGCGATCCCGCAGATCATCACCGGCATTGTGAACGCTCTTATCAACAGCATCCCTCAAATCATCCAGGCCGGTGTAGAGCTGCTGGTATCCCTGATTGCGAACCTTCCAACCATCATTGTGGAGATCATGAAGGCGGTTCCGCAGATCATCACGGGGATTGTCTCGGCCCTCGGCCAGGGCGTTTCCCAGATCGCCGAGGTGGGAGCTAACTTGGTGCGCGGCCTGTGGCAGGGCATCCAGTCCCTCGCCGGGTGGATCTGGGATAAAGTGTCCGGCTGGATCTCCGGCATCTGGGACGGTATCCTGGGCTTCTTCGGCATCAACTCGCCCTCCAAGGAAATGGCCTGGGTAGGCGAAATGCTGGTGGAGGGCCTTGCCGGTTCCATCGAGGACAACGGCGGTCAGGCGGTGAAAGCCGCCGAGGGAATGAGCAAGAACATCAACGGGGTCATGCAGGACCTCGCCAAGGATATGACCACGGCGCTGCCCACGGATTTCTCCGTGAAGGGCAGCGTGGAAAACGCCATGACCTCCGCAGTTTCCGGCGGCTCTGGGAAGAGCGGCTTCGTCCTGCAGCTGAATATCGGCACCTTCAACAACTACACCAATGAGGACATCCGGCAGCTCACCAATGAGATCATGGTGACCGCCGGTCAGTTTGCCAAGCGGAAAGGGGTGGTATTCGCATGAACTATTTTGTGTATAACGGGGTCTCGTCTCTGGACATGGGGCTTCGCATCGAGAGCAAGAATGTGTTTTCCGCCCCGGAGTACGATGTGACCTTCCAGTCCATTCCCGGCAGGAACGGCGACCTCATCCTGCCCAATGGACGCTATCCCAATGTGCAGGTGACCTACTCCGCGTTCCTGCCCGCCAAGTCCATCGCCGAACTGGCGGAGAAAATCACCAAGGTCAAAGCCTGGCTCTATGGGGAGCAGAACGCTTATCACACACTGTCCGACAGCTATGATACCGTCTACACCCGGAAGGCGGTGTACTCCGGGAGCTTGGATATTGAGGACCAACTCAACCGCATCGGCGTGTTCACTGTCAGCTTCTCCTGCCAGCCCTTCCGCTACAGCGTGGCGGGGGCCGAGACCATCACCCTCACACAGTCCGGCTCCACGGTGACCAACCCGGAGAGCTTTGAGTCCCTGCCTATCCTCACCCTCACCGGGGAAGGGACGGTGACCCTGACCATCCAGGGCGGCGGTCAGAACAAGAGCTGGGTCTTTACCGGGCTGGACGGGAGCATCATCTGCGACAGTGAGCAGATGAACTTTTACTCCGGCACGACCCCCATGAACGACAAGGTCAGCGGGGACGGATTTCCCAGGCTGCAGCCCGGCGTCAACACCATCTCCTGGGTGGGAACGGTGACCAGCCTGGTGGTACAGCCGAGGTGGGTGACGCTATGATTCCGGTTCTGTTCAAAGCAAACGCGGTGGATTTCTCCACCTACGGCATCGGCGTGCTGGCGGACTGTATTTCTTGTGAAGTGACCGAGGAGCGAAACGGCGCCTACGAGCTGGTGCTCCAATATCCCGTCACAGGGGGGAATTACGGGGAGCTGTCCTCCGAGCGGATCATCAAGGCCAAGCCCAATGATACCGCAGATGACCAGGCATTCCGCATCTACCGCATCACCACGCCCATCGATGGCGTGGTAACGGTGTATGCTCAGCACATCTCCTACGACCTCTCCAATATCGCCGCCCTGACCTGGTCCAGCGAGAGCATTTCGCCGGCGCTTGCCATGCAGCGTGTGTTTCAGAACACCGCCACCGCCCACAGCTTCACCTGTCAGACGGACTACTCCGAGGCAAAACCCTTCTCCGTGGCCAAGCCTCAGAGCGTCCGTGCTTGTCTGGGCGGCGTGGCCGGTTCCTTTCTGGATCTATGGGGCGGCGAGTATGAGTGGGACAACTTCCACGTCATCCACCACCAGGGGCGCGGCCAGCACAAAGGCGTGGTAATCGAGTACGGCAAAAACCTCACCGAGCTGGAGCACGACAGCGACATCACCGAGGTGTACACCGACCTGCTCCCTTACGTGGTGATCACCGCCGAGGACGGGAGCGAAACGGTGGTCACTCTCACTGAGGTGCTGCTCCCCATTGCGGACACCACCCTGAGCCAGCGCAAGACCCTCATCCGGGATTTCACCGACAACTTTGGAGAGGAAGAAGCCATCACCGAGGATGCACTCCGCACCAAGGCTCAAACTTATTTGGCAAACAACCCCTTGGGGGTAGAAGTCCCCGCACTTACTGTGTCCTTCGAGCCGCTGTGGAAGCAGCCGGAGTATGCCGCCGTGCTGGAGCGGGTGTCCCTCTGCGACACTGTGACCATCCGGCATTCCGCCCTGGGCATCACCGCCAAGGCCAAGGTCATCACCACGGTTTACGACACCCTGGCGGAGAAATATGTGTCCATCACCCTGGGCAGCGGCAAGGCCAATCTGCTGAACAACGTCTCGGACGCGCAGGCCAGCGCGGAGGAAGCGGCGGAGAAGGCCGGTCATTTCCCGGCGCTGATGAACTCCGCCATCCAGAACGCCACCGACCGCATCACCGGTCAGACCGGCGGCTATGTGGTGCTGCACACCGACAGCGAGACCGGGCTTCCTTACGAGCTGCTGATCCTTGACCAGCCCTCCATTGAGGATGCGGTCAATGTCTGGCGATGGAATGTGGAGGGGCTTGGCTTTTCCAGCAGCGGCTACAACGGCCCCTATGAAACCGCCATCACCGCCGATGGGCAGATCGTGGCGGACTTCATCACCTCCGGCTCCCTCATCGCCAACATCATCAAGGCCGGGGTAATCCAGTCCCAGGACGGTTCCTCCTGGTGGGATCTGGAGAGCGGCGAGGTCATGTTCAGCGCCTACGCCACCACAGACTCCCTGGAGGAGGTCAGCGGCAGGGTCAGCCAGTTCCAACAGTCCATCGATGGGCTGAACAGTTATGTGGCTGACCTCACCGAGTCGGTGGAGAGCGTCACCGGGGAGCTGACGGAGGAGCAGGAAAACCTCCGGCTCATCGAGGGGCAGATGTCCCAGCTTCAGCAGTCGGTAGACGGGCTGTCCCTCACCATGCAGGAGCAGTACAGCGGCGGCATCAACTTCGTCCGCAATTCCGCCGGCTTAAACGGCCTTTCCGATGACTGGACCTATGCCGGGACGATCACCGCCCAGCAGGGAGCGGAAACAAAGAACAGCACCGTGTCCAACTCCTGCTTCCAGCTTGCCGCCTACAGCACGCTGACCCAGGTGGTGGACAGCATCGTTCCGGGCCAGGCCTACCGGCTGACGGTGAAGGCCAAGAAAACCTCCACCTACAACGCCTATGTCCGGGCAATCATCAACGGCGATACGGAGATCGACCTGTTCAATACCTCGGACTCCTTTGAGTGGACGGAATACACCGCTCTGCTGCCGGACGTACAGGACAGTGTCATCACCATCAAAATCTACTCCCGCGACGCCAGTCTGTTCGTCTCGGACATCATGCTGACGGAGGGGGCGTCTCTTCACAAATGGACGCCGGCGCCCAATGAGATTTACACCGCCGAGGTAAAGATCGACCGCAGGGGCATTGAGGTGTCCAATGCGGACTCGGCCCAGCGGACGGTCATCAACAACACGGAATTTTCCGGCTACTACAACGAGGAAAAGATTTTCTCCCTAAACAAGGATGAGACCATCACCAAGAAAACCACCGTGGACGGCGAGCTCACGGTGGGCAAGACGAAGTTCGTCCCCATGGCCACAGCGTCCGAGGGGCTGAACATCGTGATTCTGGACTAAGGAGGTGGAGCAATGGCGCTCAGCGGCACGTTTCAGAATTATCCCGTTTCCAGCTTCGGCCTGTACTGCGAATGGAGCGGCGTGCAGAGCGTGACCGGCAACTATACCGATGTCACTTTGAAAGTGTATCTTTCCTACTATACCCTCGAAGTGGGCGCTCGAAGCGACTCCACGATTTCCATCAACGGCGTCAGCGAAACCTACACCGCGCCCGCCATCGACGATTACTCCAGCGGATGGAAAAAGAAGCTGCTGAAGACCAAAACCGTGCGTGTCAGCCACAACGCGGACGGGACGAAGTCCGGCGTGGCGCTGTCCGCCTCCTGGCGGTTTTCCGGCACCTATTCCGGCGTATCCGTTGGAACCATTACGGCTTCCACCATCGTGACCCTGAACGGCATTGACCGAACGGCGCCCACAGTATCCTGCACTGTTTCCAATATCACGGCAAACGGCTTCAGAATTTCCGCCGCTTCCTCTGCAACGGCGGACCAGTGGTTTTACAGCCTGGACAATGGCGGCAGCAGCACCCTTTTCTCTTCTACAGCAGGTGCTTCAGCCAGCATCACGCTTTCCAACCTCTCTCCGAACACCACCTATTATGTTCGGGCGCTGGCGAGGAAGAAAAGCAACCAGGTCTACGGCGAATCGGGTACGATCACCGTCAAGACCCTGGGCGGCGCGGTGCTTTTGAGCTGCGGCAGTTTTTCGGCGGACGCCGCTTCCATCAGCCTTTCCCTGCGGGTGACGGTGTACAACGCCGCCTACACCAACTACATCACCATCAAGAACGGCTCCACGACCTACTTGTCTCTGGCGGGGCGCGTCTGGTCTGCGGGAACTGCCTACCGCACCATCACCCTGACCGCTTCGGAGCGGACAACGCTGCTGAACGCCATGGCCAGCGTCAAGTCCTTCACCGCCACCATCGAGCTGGTGACCAAGGGCGGAAGCACCCAGATCGGCAGCGCATCCACCTGCACCTGTACCATCCGAACCTCACAGGCAAATTCAGGGCCGAGCCTTTCCGGTTTCACCTTTGCCGACAGCTACTCGACCACTACCGCCATCACGGACAACAACCAGGTGCTCATCCAGGACTACTCCCGGCTGACAGTCACCCCCGGAACCGCCACGGCGAGGAACGGCGCTTCCATCGTGTCTTACTCGGCGGTGTGCAGCGGCGTGACGAAATCCAACACAACGGGCGCGGCCCTCTCCCTGGGGACCATCGGCACCTCCGGCACACGGGACATCACCTTGACGGTGACGGACTCACGGGGATACACCGCTTCCGTTACCCAGAGCGTCACCGTGGTGCCGTACTCGAAACCCAGGGTAAGCTCCGTGTCCCTGCGGCGCACCAACGACATCGAGACCGAGATGCAGCTCGTGTTCAACGGCAGCATTTCGCCCATCACGGTGGATGGGACGCAGAAGAACAGCCTTCTCTATGCCCGGTATCGCTATAAGCTCACCAGCGCGTCCTCGTACAACAGCTACACCAACATCCTCGGCTCGGTGACCGCCACCAGTTCCAGCTTCTCCTTTTCCAATCTGGAGCTGTGCAACCTTGATTCCGAATCGTCCTATGACTTCCACCTGCAGATACGCGACCAGCTGAACTCGCTGACCTCGCTGGATCTGTATTTCGTTGTCTCCCAGGGCACGCCCCTGGTGGCGCTTCGCAAGAAGATGGTGGGCGTCAATACCCCAAGCCCGGAGGCGGCGCTCCATGTGGTGGGAGATACACGCATTGAGGGGACGCTGATCCCGGATGACATCGACTACACCTTTGACAAGCCCTACTTCGGCGTCTGCGGAACCGCCGCCGCCACACAGACGAAGGTGGTCACCTGCGATGAGTTCAGGCTGGAGAAAGGGACGCTGCTGGCGGTGCAGTTCACCTATGCAAATACCGCAACCTCTCCGTCCATGAATGTGAACGGGACTGGGGCGATCGCCATCTGCGGCACGAACGGATACTACGTCAACGCAAATATGTGGACAGCCAACCAGATGGTGCATTTTGTGTATAACGGGACATGGTGGATCGCACTGAACTGTCTCCCGGCTACCACCGCCCGGTATGGCATCACCATGCTGTCCAACAGCCTAAACTCTACCAGCGGTTCGCTGGCGGCAACACCCTATGCGGTCAAAATGGCGTATGACCGAAATTCCTGGACATCCATCTCGCTGACCAACGCCCTGGCGATTGCCTACGGCGGCACCGGAGCCAAGACAGCGGCTGCTGCCCGGACAAACCTGGGCATCAGCGCCACATCCCTCTACAACGGAACGCTGACCAGCGGGAGCATCACCTTCAACTACGGGAACTACAACTTCTATGTGTTCATAGGCCGGCCTAACAGCTCGGCGTCCCGTGCGTCCCTGGTGGTGCCGAAGATCATGCTGACTACCTCCGCTGTCTCCTTCCAGATCGCGGACGAGTCCAACTACAAATCCTTCAACCTGTCCTATTCCGGCTCCCTGGTGACGCTCTCCATGGGCAACGGCAACGGGCAGATCAACCGTGTATTTGGAATCAACTGAGGTGCGACTATGAAGGTATTACTGAACGAGCAGGGTTATGTGGAAAGTTACGCCCTGGAGGGTGAACTGGTGGACGCTTTGGAAACAGCGGAGCCGAATGACCTCTCCCATTTTGAGAAACACTTCACTTCCTACCGGATGCGGGATGGCACCCTTGTCTTTGACGAAGGCAAAGACGCCCAAGCACAGTCTGAAGCGGCAAAGGCGGAATACCGAAGACGCCGAGAGTTGGAGTGCTTCCCAATCATCAACCGGGGGCAGCTTTGGTACGATACCCTCTCGGAGGGACAGCTCTCGGAATTAAAAAACTGGTACCAGGCATGGCTGGACGGTACCAACACACAAACCATCCCGGAAAAACCGGAATGGCTGACATGAGGACAAAGGCGCTCTCGCTGGGGGCGTCTTTTCCATATTCAAATCAAAGGAGGACGAGACAATGAAATCAATCTGGGTCGGCATCCAGCTTGCCTTTTCCGCCCTGGGCGGCTTCCTGGGCTGGTACCTGGGCGGTGTGGATGGCTTTCTCTACGCGCTGATTGCCTTCGTGCTGGTGGACTACATCACCGGCGTGATGTGTGCTGTTGCGGACAAGAAGCTGTCCAGCGCCGTGGGTTTCAAGGGTATCTGCCGGAAGGTGCTCATCTTCGTGCTGGTGGGCATTGGCAACCTGGTGGACGTGTATGTGCTGGGTCAGGAGGGAGTGCTCCGCACGGCGGTGATCTTCTTCTACCTGTCCAACGAGGGTATCTCTTTTCTTGAGAATGCCGGACGCCTGGGCCTTCCCATCCCGGAGAAGCTGAAAGACGTGCTGGAACAACTGCATGACGAAGGAGGAAGCGACAATGAATCTGCATAAGCTGATTTTCACCAACAACGCCTGTTACAAAGCGGGGCGCCGGATCACCCCCAAGGGCATCATGGTACACTCCACCGGCGCCAACAACCCCTGGCTCAAACGCTATGTGGGTCCGGATGACGGACTGCTGGGGAAGAACCAGTACAACAACCACTGGAACCAGCCTATGGATCGGGAGGTCTGCGTTCACGGGTTCATTGGTAAGCTGGCCGATGGGTCAGTGGCAACCTATCAGACTTTGCCGTGGGATTACCGGGGATGGCACGCCGGCGGTTCGGCCAACGATACCCACATTTCTTTCGAGATCTGCGAGGACGGTCTCACAGACGCCGCCTATCTGGACAAGGTCTACAACGAGGCGGTGGATCTCTGCGTGTATCTCTGCGAACTCTATGGCTTGACAGAGCAGGACATCATCTGCCACTGCGAAGGCCACGACCTGGGCATCGCGTCCAACCACGCGGATGTGCTGCACTGGTGGCCGAAGCACGGGAAGAACATGGACACCTTCCGGGCGGCGGTCAAGGACAAGCTGGGCGGCTCTGCGCCGGATATGCCTGTGGAGCCGGAGCAGCCTGGCGGAAAAATCAAGGCCGGCGATCTGGTGACCATCACCGGGACGAAGTACTACAGCGGTCAGACCATCCCCGCCTGGGTGCGGAAGCAGAAATGGTATGTCCACGAGGTTTCCGGCGACCGTGCGGTCATCAACAAGAACGAGAGCGGCGCCAACGCCATCATGTCCCCGGTGCGGGTCTCCGACCTGGCTCTGGCGAGGAGCGCGGCGGTGACCTACCGCATCCACACCGTGGTCAAGGGAGATACTCTCTGGGGCATCGCCGAGAAGTACCTTGGCAGCGGCGTCCGCTACAAGGAGATCAAGACCCTCAACGGCCTTGACAGCGACACCATCTACAGCGGTCAGAAGCTGAAGATCCCCAACTGAATATCCGCCCAGCCGAAGGGGTGCAGTCATTTTTCGTGGCTGCACCCCTTTATTTTTTAGTCATCCTCATATTTGCCCTTTTCCGTGGCCGTAAGGTGAGAAGTGCCTTATGCCTCTCGGAAAGGGGCTTATTATGACAGAAGCCGAAAAGTTCAGAATCCATAAACTCCGACAGGAAGGGCTGGGGTATAAGAAAATCGCCGCCGCCTTGGCTCTGCCGGTCAACAGCGTGAAAACC